TTTATCCATCGCATCACTGATACGTTCTTGGAGTGGTTTCAGCCCTCCAGTAAGGCGGTTATATATGCGCTGATTCTGCATATAGTTTGTTTCTGGTGATAATGCGGTCTTTGGATTCTCCGCAAAGTACAGCCCATGCCCGTAAGACTGCGCCCCCTCGCCGGTCCCGATCTTTGACGGGTCAAACCTGCCGAGCGGCAAATCCTCGATCACCTTCGCGCCCTGCGGAACCACCTTGCGCTCCAGCATATTCTGGTAGAGCCGCGTCCCGTCAGGCATCTCAATCAACTTCACCGGCGGGAATTTGTGCGGCGACCCGTGCCACACATTCATCCCCAGAGACCCGATGGGCGCCCTGCCCAGCGTCCCGCCCCCGCCCATCACCATGCCGGCCAGATTAAAAGCCTCCTCCAGCGGGTTTTCCACCTCCCCGCGCAACGCCCGCCCCGGCGCAGTTAAAGCATTCCACGCCGCGGCTGCAATTCCAGGCAACGCGAGCTCACGCCCCCCAGGGGTATCACGGAACGGCAGGAACGCCGCCCGCCCCTCCATCGGCAACAGGTCGGCAACATTGACCCCGTGCGGCGCACGCTCGCGTGACTCCCGCTCAAGGCGCTCCCTGATCTTGCGGAACTTCTCCATCTGCGGCTGGTTCGCCGTGACCGCGCCAACCCCTCCCCCATTGGCCGCGGTGACCTCCCCGCCTGCCTTTTTCCCGAGCCAGGTATCGGCACGGATGAACAACTGCAGCGCCTCCTCCGGGGTGATGTTCAGGCGCCGGGCGGTCTCAACCACCTTGTCGGCGATCAGCTCAAGTTTGGGGGCCCCGATTGGGCTTGACACACCGGTCTGCGGAGCGAACACATTCCATGTCCGGGCCTGCGCCGGCACCGATTCAATGCCCAGTCCACCGGCCACCTTCTCGCGCCACCACGGGGTAATGGTGTACATCTCCGGGGTCGAGGCGCTCTTGCCAAACTCTTGGGACTTGCGGATGTCAGCAAGGCCCACCGCTCGGCTAAAGTGCGCGTCGCCCACCGGGGTCTTGGTCTGAAAGCCCACCTCAGGCACCCCAGACGCCTCAATGTACACTGGCACCTTGGCGCTGGTCATGTCCATTTTGCCAGACTCAACGAAGCGCCGCATCGGCTTGGCCTGCGCGGTGCTGTGGTATACATGGCCCGGCACGGTCAGTATGTCCCGCGGAAAGTTCGCGCCCCGCTCCGACGCACCCATTCCCGCGAGGTCAAAGAACTCGGGAAAGCGCCCGCGCTTGTACAGGTAGTGCGCGGCCGTGCCGCGCGGAATCTCTGTGAGCACATCAGACCCTGGGCTGGCCATTCCCATGAACTTGTTTTTCAGGTCGTACTCGAGCTTGGCCCGCGCCGGCCCCAGCTCCCTCGCCATCCTCTGGTACAGCGGGTCCATCACATACCACGCATCCGTCATAACTAGTCCGGGGTATTTCTCGGCCTCGGCGTTAACGTCCAGCAGCCGCTGGGTGTTGCGCTTGTTGGTGATCTGCTCGGCGCCCCCACGCATCCCCTGAGGGTTGTCGGCCAGCCCTGGCAGGGTTCCGGGCAGGTTGCCCTCCCGGCCGCGCGCGATCTGGTAGAGGTCGTCACGGGTCACGCCGAACAGCTCCTTGAGGTTCGGGGACTCTGGCACCACCCGCTCGGCGGCCTCCCTGGCTATCACATCCGGGCGCTTGTAAATCCCAGGGAACGCCATCCGCTCTGGCGATGAGACCGTTTGCCCCGGCTTGGCCCTCTTGGAAGTCACCACCGCGGGCGCCTGCTGTGACCTGAGGGCTTCCTCAATCTTCGAGACCTCTCTGGCCGCCTTGTTGGCCGCCTTGAGCTCCTCGGTGACCTTTTGGGCGCCCTTGGTCACCCTCTGGGTCGCCCTCACCAGGCCACCGATCTGCGCGCTCACCGGCACCGGGCCCTGTAGACCCCTTGGGAAGTGTGCGCTCACTTTCCTGCGCTCCCAGGTTCTTCAGAGGTGGTGGGGAGGGGGTTACTTAACGGGCGCATGGGGGGTGTGAAATCTCCACAGGGGGGTGTGAAATCTCCACACCCCACCCGTTGTGGGGAATCCCTTCGCAACAATGGGTTGCGTCACGCGCCTGGGCGCCCTCCACAGGGGGGTGTGAAATCTCCACAGGGGGGTGTGAAATCCGGCCGGCATCTCTAGGCGGCGTAGGGATTGACCCGCCTCGGCATGATCTCCACCAGGTCGGCCAGGTCATCCTCATCGGTGTGCCGCAGCGGGGTGTTGATCTCCAGCCACCCGCTGTCCTTTAGGTATCGGATTGCCTGCGCTGCGCTGTCCACGAAGTCGTCGTGCTCCGAGTCTGGGAAGGAGCACAGTTGGCTCAGGAACCCCTCAGCCCAGTCCTTCACGAACCCGGCGCGCACCGAGGACTCAGGGAGCCACACCCGGCCGGTGGCGAAGATCGACGCCCCGATCTGCAGGCGCTGCATCTTGTCTGCGTGACCGGGATTCCATGGCCTGACCGGCAGCTGCATCTGGCGCAGCTCCTGCACGAGCGAGATACCCGCGGCCTTATCCTCGACCAGGATCAGGTCCGGGCGCTTCGCGTCCTTGCCCTCACCGTAGCTGACCCGCCACTCTTGCAGCACCTTGGGCTTCAGTTGCGGGAAGGTTAGGTGCTCGGCCCAGCAGTCGATCAGGAGCACCGACATCGGGCCGTCCAGGGGCTTGAAGACGCCCCATGTGGTCATCGCGGTCGGGTCGTTGTGCTGCTTCTCTGAGAAGGCGCAGTCGTAACTCTGGACGATGTACTCGAACTTGGGGAATGGCTTGGCGGCGGGCCAGAGCTTGAACATATCGCGGCTGACGACCTTGCCCTCCTCGAGGTCCACGATCTCGCCCAGCACCTCCTGGCGGAAAAGTTTTGAGCCCCGGTATTGCTCGAGCTGTTTTCTGAAGGTGGGCGCAAGGTTCTCGGCGTTCTGGTAGGTAGTGGCCCGGTCCACCACCACGTCATCGCCCTCGCGCTCGAGGAGCTCGAGCAGCAGGTCCAGCGCGCGTGGGGTGGTGGTGACTATCAGGCGCGGCGACTTGCCCAGCCGCAGCCCCAGTTGCATCGCGTCCCAGGCCTCCCGCGGGTACTGGAAGACGCACAGCTCGTCGGCCCAGGCGAAGTGAAACTGCGGGCCCCGCAGGCGCTCATACGAGTCGGCCGAGATGCCCCGGATGATGGAGCCGTTGATCAGTTTGATCTGGTGGTCCTGCTTGTTGTAGTCAACGATCAGCTCTTCGGGGATCACCGACATTAGGCCAGACTGACCCTCGAAGCAGGTGAACTTCAGGTCGTTCGAGGTCGGGGCCAGCACCAGCCCGCGGGTCTTGGGCACCGACCAGCACCACCACCACAGAGCCTCGGCGGCGGCGCGTGTCTTGCCGGCGCCGCGGCCGGCCAGCATCATCCAGATGTGGTAGTCCTGCTGCAGCGGGGGCGGTATCTGGTAGGGGTGCGCCTGGGCGACCCAGGCGGCGTGCGCCAGGAACGCCACGCGGTCACCCGAGCTCTGGGAGTCGAACTCCGCGGCCAGCGACGGGGTCAGCAGCTCCGCGAGGGACACGCTATAGATTCCCGTTGCGGGAGTGGGCGCTCACTTCCGTTCTGCCTGCCGGGTGCGCTTAGAGGACTCCATGGCCATCACCAGTTCCCATAGCTTCCCGGAGCGCGCGTCCTCGAGCGCAATGGGCGCGCCGGCGTCGCCGGCAAGGATCGTGCGCTCGCCGTATTGCGCGGGGCACCACTTCGCCAGCAGCTTCAGGCGCGTCTCCACCTGCAGCCGCCGCGCTGCCACGTCATCGACCCAGGTCACCGTCCTGACCACCGCCTGCGTCTTCGGGTCCGTGGTCTCCGTCACCCGCTCGATGGGCACCGGCGTGTCCGCAATCGCGAGGCACTCGTCGGCGATCTGGTCGTACCCGACTTGTCGCGCGCGCGCGAAGTGTGCCGCCAGCACCTTGTCGGCTGCGATCCACCGGTAGACTGACCTGTAGGTAGGGAACCCCTTCTGGCGGCAGATTTGCCGGAGTGGGATGCCCTCCGAGAGGGCCTCGCAGATGCGGCGCGCGATCTCTGGCGTGTACTTTGAGGTGGGTCCTACGAGCCTGGAGACCTCGTCCTGGGCGTCAGAGAGGACCTTGGCGACCGCTTTTTTTGCGACCTCTGTTGTGCTGGGTGGTCGAGGTGGAGTTTCGGGCATGTCCTTCTATTCCTGCAGAGATGTTGCGGAGTGTAGACAACCGCGCCTGGTAGCGCAAGCGCGAGCCCGCGGGGGTGGGTGTGTGGGGGCGTAGTGTGGGTGGCCTGGGGGTGGGTA